AACAAAGCAACTGGAAAGAGTAGTACCAATGGTTGAATACTTTAATTCAATAGTAATTGAACATTATCAAGCTACAGTTTAATTAACTACTTAGGGGATTACAAAATGAACAAAGAAGCAATTATCAAGCTTTTAGAATCTGGTGCAGAGTTTCACGTTAATGACGATAAGATTGTTCACCCTTCATTTCGCAAGGGTTTTCGTAAACTCAAACATACCGATATTTCATGGCAAGCAGTTAGTAGGGCACATGGTTTATTCGGCACTAATAGACTGTATTGCGAAGAAAACATTATCAGAATTCAATAACAAGCAATTCCGACTACATACGGAGATTCGACAAATGACTACCATTTACCAAGAAATTACCGACTCAATCATCAACGAATTAGAAAAAGGTGCTACGCCGTGGGTAAAGCCGTGGCATGCACCCGCTAGTGCAGACAAGAACATTGTCAGTGGCAAGCCTTATCGTGGCATTAACAGATTCATTACAGCAATGGTTAGCGGTATCAAAGGTTATTCAAACCCTGCTTGGGCAAGCTTGAAACAATGGAATGACTTAGGCGGTCGAGTACGTAAAGGCGAGAAAGCAACAAAAATTGTCTACTGGTCACAAGCTAAAGATAAGAAAGCAGAGCAATCAGGGGAAGATAAGTTTTATCAGTTCGCTAAAGTATCTTATGTATTCAACGTAGAGCAAGTAGATGGAATTGACATAATACCTAGTGAAGATATTCCGGTATCAGACAATCAAAAAATTGAAGCTTGTGAAAGCAGAATCATTGCTACTAATGCCAAGTTCACTATTGGCGGCGATACCGCTTGTTATATACCTTCAATTGATGCAATCCGCATGCCAGCACTCAATACCTTTCAATCCGCTGAGCACTACTACGCTGTGTTTTTCCACGAATTAACACACTGGACAAGTGAGAAAACCCGCTGCGATAGAGACTTATCTAAGGGTAGATTCGGCAACGCTGACTATGCTTTCGAAGAATTAGTTGCTGAATTAGGCGCTGCTTTCTTATGTCAGCAACACGGCATCAAGGGCGACTTACGTCATGCCGGATATATAGACCATTGGCTAAAGTGCTTGAAAGCAGATAGCAGAGCAATATTTAAAGCTAGCGCATTAGCGCAACAAGCTAGCGATTTTCTACTGAATTGTGGCACTGATAAGCAGGTTTTGATTGAGGATGAATTACTAGCAGCATAAACAAAGTAGGGGGATTTTCCCCCTATTTCCTACACTTTAGGGGACTAGACAATGTCAACACTTTCAATGTCAAAAATTAATGAACAAATTTGTAATGATTTTGATTTGTATGAATATGGCTCTGCTTATTTGGTAACTATGCCTAATGGCTATCGCTTCATTTTAAGTAACTCAACTAATGAGCAAGACGAAAAACTTCAACGTATGAATGCAACTTTAGAACATTTAACCGAATTGGGGGGCTAACAATGAAATTGTCAGACAAATTAAACGCTATCGCTAATGCAGATTGTTTTTATGGTGAATCACTTTATGCAGCATATGAATCGGAAATTATCACTACCGAAAAAGATAAGCGCGTTTTAAGCCGATATATGCACGGTTCTGAACTAACAGCCGATAGATTTTATTTACAGGATTTGGCTATTCGATTTGCAATGGAAGGTAAATAACCATGCTTAAAACAATTCTTGAACTAATAGCAGGTTTTATATGCTTTATCGTTATGTATGCTTATTTTGTTTTATTACTTTCTTTATAACATAGGGGATTATTATGACTAAATACGCCTACTCTGTTGCTTATCAGACTTTCAATCTTGAAAATAATGAACACTATTCAAAATCTACTTGGATTCGTGGCAAGAATGGAAAATCCATCACTCGCAGAGGTGTAGTTAATTTGTTAGAAAATCAAGTTAATAACGTAGTTGCAGTTTCCAAAATTGAAAAGTGGGTTGACGCTAAATAAGGGGATTATCATGAGTTTATTACAAGAAATTGAGCAGCATGGTTTAGCAGATTGTGAATTCAATAGAAATATTATGAATGAATCATTAAAGGATTCACTGGCAATGGTTCTTATCGACGTTATGAATAACCATGAATCAAGCTTTGAAGTAGTTCAGGATAGATATGGAATAGATTCTATTGAAGCAAATAACCATATTTACAATTTAGCACGTAATTTATGGACTGAATTCGAAATTGATTTAATGACCGTATAAGACGTTTAATTTATTCAGGCTAGTCTGGTATAGGCTAGCCTTTTTTATCGCCCTAAACGGGCTTAAAATCAATTTAAAGGGGATTGTTATGGGTAAGCTTAAAGAAAGCATTATTGTTTCACAAGAATATAACGAATCTGACAATCTTGTTATTGATCCGAATATTGATTTACAGCAAGTAATCGACTGCTTAGTTGAAGGTGCTATCGCTTTCAGAATGTTGTCGAATCATTGTCCAGTTGATGAAAAGCATTATTTCATGAATAAATACAATCAACTTGTCAATTGTGCCGGTCTTTTGCAATCATTGATTTAACGGCTCTCTACGCCGTTTTCAGGATGGGATGGTATCTTTCCATTCCCATGCCTGAATTTTCAGTCCTACGCGCCCGTATGCGCGTTTAAACCCTACTCCGGAGGAAATATGTCCACTCCTAAGAAGATTTACTCCATCACTCCGCTGGCACAACCGGACGCGCAGCCAAGCGCGAGACCCAAAAGGTTTAGCAAAACCCAAACCCCGAAAGCCACTTCAATCCTAGATCAGAACTTTGCTTACACATCGGCAGCAGGTACAGACCTGAGAGCTAGATTCAAAGCTATGGGATTCAAAACCCCAAAGGTAAAAAGAGTTAAGTAAATGTTACTGCTTAATTTTTAAGCACCTATTATATGTTTTTCTATTGAGATAAAGAAAATAGTCGATAGTTCTTTGTATAAAGAACTATTCATAGACTTTATATATATCAAGAACCATGCCAGCTAAAGTTATCCACAGGTTATCCACAGATAGATAGTTCCTATTGCTATCTGAAAACCAATAATTATTATTCATAGACAATAATCTGCTAATCATTTACATTGCGTTTGCAGTATCTTTTTAAATTACAACTAGGAGGGGATATGAGAAGTAGTACGCCTAGATTTATAAGCTTGCCAGAGGTGAGTGAAATTACTCAGCTAGGTAAGTCAACGATCCTTGCATGGGAAGCGCAGGAAAAGTTCCCAAAAGCTGTGAGGCTTTCTAAAACACGTCGCGTTTGGCTTGAACAAGACGTTCATCAATGGATGCTTAATCAACACGCCGAAAGAATAACGGAGGAATTATGAAATACCTATTTGCATTATGGCTGGCTATTACCGCCCCACTTGTGTACGCATCATGCACCTATCACACCTATTGCGATCAAGGTAGATGTGTGACTTGTACTACCTGCTGCTACGGTAACAACTGCAATACAAGCTGCTACTAAACTAGACAACCCTAAAGGGAGATTAGGAAATGACATATTTGAAAGACATTAAAGTGTGTGTTGATTGCACCTTCTACGGTACACCTCACGGTCAACGTGACCGCTGCATACATCCCAAGCTAACCACAGTTGATTTAGTTACTGGTAACGCTGAATACCCTTATTGCCATGCAGAGAGACGCACACAACTACCAGACCGTTGCGGCGATAAAGGCACTCTATTCGTTCTAAACAAAGAGGCAGAGGCAGACCGACTAGGCCGTTTAAAGGAGCTAGAGGAGGTTATGCGTGAAGCCCCTACCCTATAGCCCCCAAGACCTTGATCGCACGATAGCAAAGCTTACGGCAGTCCTAGAGGATGAATTCGGTGATGACCTAGCAGGATGGGGAGCAGCCACTCTAATACTACTGTCAACGATATTAGATATGACAGGCGTGGATAGACAAGAGATTGCTAATCACATACTGCAACCAACTAGGGGGGATTTGCAATGACTAAGGATGACATTATCCGCATGGCTAAAGAAGCTGGGTTTGAAAGAACAAAAATGCATGGAGCACTTGAACGCTTTGCATACATAGTCGCAGCAGCAGAGCGCGAGGCGTGTGCTCAAGTGTGCTTGATGCCAGTTGATGAAATTCAAATCACAGATGATTGCAGTGAGTATGTCTACAAAGATCATCTGAATTGTGCTGAATCTATCCGCGCAAGGGGGCTAAACAACATGAACAAACAAGCAGAACAGAATGGAGAACAATTATGACAAGCGTCAATACAGATGATTTTGCACCAGAGGTACGTAATGCAGCATGGTGGTCAGGAGACAGTCGCTTAGCAGCTAATGGTAGAGCCGCAGACGCTATTCTTGTTAAGCAGGGAAAGAAGGAGCCGCCTGATCTATCTGAAGTGGAAGAAGTCCAGATGGGTAAGGTGATGGAGCCAACCATTGCCAGACTGTTCCAAGACAAGCACAAGATAGAACTCAAGGACGCAGACTATGTTCTTTCGCATAAGACTGAGCCGTGGCTTAAATCTCATTTTGACTACATCAGTGCAGATGGACGAATACTCGTTGAATGCAAGAACTACAACATGGGCGTTATGTCTAAGTTCGACGAAGAAACAAACATGGTTCCTGTTCCTGATATGGCGCAACTCGTACACGAAGCGGCCTGTCATAACGTGGATGAGATTTATCTTGCGGTCTTGTTTGGAGGACAGAAGTTCAGAACATTCCACTTCAACATTACTCAGGAAATGAAAGATGAGCTTGTCAAAGAGATGGCAAAGTTTTGGGGCATTGTCGTATCGAATGCCGAGCCGCAAGCTAGTGATGTTGAATCAACCAAGCTTATCTGGCCTATTTCGAGTGAGGAAGTGGCAACTGCAACAGGCGCGGTGGAACAAGCTTGCTCTGTGCTTAGTGAATACAAGGCACGTATCAAACTTCTT